CACTGCTGGTGCCGCAGGTACAGAACCAGTCGATGCATCCACTATCGAATGGACTGTTAAAGCAGGCGATTACAAAGGAGTACACGCTCCTACAATGTTGGAGTGATTACGATGGAAACTGAAGCTTCTGAAGTTGTCCAGGTAGTTCGAGGTCAACAAGTTCTCGAACATATCAAAAGAAACAACATAGCATACCTGCTTGGTGTCTTTATGATGCATACGGCAGGACTAACCGGAAGGGCGGTCGAGTATGGCACAGGAATTTGCTCATAAATTACCAGAAGGCATTCCTTCTAAATGCGATTCCTGCGGATCCAAACCTCGTGCAGATGACGTGGGAATTATAGTCCCCGAAATGACTGGTAACGAAATTGTTTACCATGTTCGTTGTTACAACTGCGGTGAGGAGTGGGTCGATTGACTACAAATCAATCTTCCCTACTTCGGACAGCACGTCCCGTTTACGTGCAACCTTACGATCGTAAAGAAAAGCACATGCCTGGCATGAATTTCTGTGGCCCTGGCACGAACGTTACACGCAGAATGCGTAATGGTGTCCAACCAATGGACAAATTAGATGCTCTATGCCGTAAGCATGACATCGATGTTGAACCGAGAGGTCCGTACCTCTCTAAGGGCAACCCACGGCTCTTAAGAGCAAGTGATCGACGTCTCCTACGTGGAGCCAGAAGACTACTGAAGGCGGGTTACAAACCTGCTTGGAAAGCAGCAGCCACCATCGCTGCGATGGAAGGTCTGCTATTAACTGGTGCCAGAGGCAGAAGTTGAGTATTCGAAACCCTTGTTAATATACAGAACCTGCGAAAATATAACATAGTGATTTGAGTTGGGTCAAGATATGAAGAAGCATGTAGTATACTGCAAATGCGGTGCGAAATATCTCGAAGAATTGAATGTTAAAGCAATATCGGCCTGTCCGAAGTGTAACTATTATTGTCATATCAAGTCTGCTCAACGAAACGATTGGTGGCTACCATGAGTGGAAGTTGGAAAATTGCGGATCCGGTAGAATATGCGGCACAAGATTGCTTGGGTCAGCAGAGAGGCCGGTACGACACGAGTCTTTGCTCGAGGTCCACTATGTGTCCGAAGTGCGAAAAGCGTAGAGCATCGAAAAGGTCTTGGGCGCTTTGTAAGCGTTTGACAGAAGAGCTTGAGATGGCGGAGGATGAGAAATCTAACCTTAAGGTTGGAGTTTTGACCACTACATTGCCTGGACAATATCATCGTAGTGGAATCCGGCACCAGAACCTTAGGGATCAGTATGCATACCTAACGCAACGTACGAACTTGAGAGGACTGGGTGGTGCTAAATCAATGCGGGGTCTTAACCACGTCTTGGCCCAAAATGGGGTACACGCAGGGTGCCACAATGTTGAGTTTACTTACAACTTAGACAAGAACTGGTGGAATGTTCACAACCATTCCATCCTGATCGCAGATGAAGACTCCTGGTCTGGGTTCATTCCTGAAACCAAAGACACGGTGTATGAACCTCAAGATTTGTTAAACAGATATGAGGTAGTGCATGGTAATCATGCAGGTCTCGAGAACGATCATGGTCTCGGAAAGCGTTACACGTTAGATTGGGCTGACTCTTCAGAGTTCGAACAAACAATCAGGTATGCTTCCAAGTTAGCATACATGACAAAGCCGATTAAAGCACCGAATTCAAAAAGAATGGAAATATCCAAATTTTTTAATGGGTTTAATGGGAAATCATATCCACGACTATCCCGACCTTTTGGGATGTGGATGAGGCAGTCTCCATTACCATAGTTTTTAGACTGTCGTTACAGGGCCAGTACATGGCCCGAGACAATAACGAGCATCACCCAGTTGTGCGTAGTGGAAGAATGGACTATACGGGACCAGGTATTGTCCCGTCAGTCGAAGTTAACATCGAACAATTTCTTTCGAAAGTTAATCGTCGTCTATATCGACAATCACGCATGTACAATGTCAAACTTGACATTGATTCAAATGCAGCTCAAACATACAACGTATTCGTGCTCAACGATTCGTGGATGACTTTACAGGCTCTGCGTCTTGCGTACAATAAGTACGAAGAAAACGCTGCGTCTGAAAAGGAGGATCTCAAAAAGTCACAGGTGGCTCGTTGGGAAGACTTTAGGACTCAATCTGGAACTGGTTACCAGAGTGTTAATCCTGTTCAATTCGATATTTCAACAGGTTTTGCGCCTACTCCTACACAGTTGGCTACTGGTGAGTTTACTCTCACTTTGGTCGTTGACGCAGATGGTACCGCACGTACTTTCACGTGGGGAGCACCTTCGAGCACACGATACGGAGTTCTTGACGAGTATGATAAGGCTGGCAATGCCAATCCTTCACCGAACACCAGTACTGGTGACATGCCCTATGATGATCTCATGGCTGATGATTCTGGTTTTATGGCCAGTTCTCTTCAGACAAGTGGAAACCTTCCACCATACGACAAAGACGGTGTTAACACCGACAAGAAGTGGGTCAAAGTGGCTACTCTTGCCGCTGGGGCAGCACAACGACTTTCCACTGGGTTCTTCAAAGCCCCATGTGGATTTGTGCTAATCACTGCTGGTGCCGCAGGTACAGAACCAGTCGATGCATCCACTATCGAATGGACTGTTAAAGCAGGCGATTACAAAGGAGTACACGCTCCTACAATGTTGGAGTGATTACGATGGAAACTGAAGCTT